CGCCCTTGCGGTTGGTCTCGACTCCGCCGGCGGCGTTGACGACGGATTTGCTGCGGGAGGTGGCGGAGAAGAACTGGGCGATCCGGCCGGTGAACGGGTTCCAGAGCAGGTGCGGGGCCGCGCCCCGGCCGGCGCCGGTGAAGTAGGCGAGGAGGTTGTCGAAGGGGACGAGGTCGGCGGGCGCGTCGGCGGTGGCGTTCTTGTCCCAGGTGATGTGCCAGATGGTGCGGGACCCGCCGTCGCCCGCCATCGGCGCGTCGTCCAGCGGGTGTCTCTCGGCTCCAGGGAGCCAGAGGTCGGGCATGGTGCCTCCGGGCATGACGGAGCCCCCGGGCCGACGGCCGCGGGGGCTGGAGTTGGCGGTGGGTCAGGCGTCGGCGGGGACGACCCAGCCGGTCGGCAGGGTGGTGGTGGGGCCGTCTCCGGCGCCCGGGGTCGGCTGGCCTCCCGGTGCCGGTTCCGGCGTGCAGCCGCAGTTGGGCAGGTGGTCCGGGTCCGGCGCCGGGCAGTCAGGCTGGTGGACGAGGGCGGCAGCTTCCAGGCCGATGGCGTGCTGCCCGCAGGCGTACACCGCCTCGGTGCCGTCCGGATCGTCCGCGGATCGGCGGCGCCACTGCACGATGGCGGGCAGGCCGCAGGCCGCGCAGGAGGGGCCGTCGGCCGGGCGGGCGGTGGGCGCGGGTGCGAGGTCGTCAGGCACGGGCCCAGAGCACCTCCATCCCGCTCTGGGAGGGCGCGGTGTTGAGCGCGCCGCCGCTGGTCTGGTAGCCGTAGACCTCGACGTAGTCACCGGCCGCGAGCTGGATCAGCGACACCGCGGACAGCGCCGAGCCATTCGCCGCACCGGGCGTGAGGATCACGGTCTGGGCGAGGTTGGTGGCGGCGCCGGCGCCGTTGATGCGGATCTCGACGAGCCGGTTGCCGGTGCCGTTCGCAGCGAAAGCCACCTGTCCGATGACGAGGTACCAGCCGGCGACTGGCGCCACGTACCGGCTGGTGTTGCTGCTGGTGGAGTGGCCGTTCTCGCTGTCGACGGCCTCGGTGTCCATCGTGATCGCCGTGATGCTGTTGTTGGCGATCGACTGCGCGGCGCTCTGGTAGCCCTTGAAGATGGGCCGGTTGGTGAGGTTGTTGATCGGGGTGGTGATGTCCGCGGCGTAGATCGCGGCGGTCGTCTTGATGCCGGCCGCCCTGGTGGGCAGCGCGGGGACGGCGAAGACCACGGGGCAGCTCCTACAGGGCGAGGGTCATCGGCTGGTACAGCTGCACGGCCGCCCCGGAGGACTGGGCCTTGACGACGCCGTTGACGCTGCGGGTGACGGTGAACGTCTGCGGGCTGGCGGCGCCGGACACCGCGGTGACGGTCATGCGCTCGCCCGCGATGACGATGTCGAACGGGGTGTCGGTGGTGGTCCACAGCACGCCGCTGCTGGCGACGGACAGGCTCGTGGCGGTCGACGTGGCGCCCGCGTTGAGGGTGCTGCCGCCGGTGTCGAGGCGGCCGAGCGTGGCGTCGTCGAGGACGCCGACCCGCCAGGGGCTCTCCGGGGTGCAGTTGAAGGTGAGCTCCCACTCGTACAGGCCGATCTTCTCGGAGTAGCCCTGGATGATCTGGGAGACGGTGTCGGGCGGCAGCCACGCCGGCAGGCCGGCGATGGTGAGGCGGTCGCCCGCGTCGAGGGCCGTTGCAGACGGGATGAGGCTGGGGGCCGCGGCCAGGTCGACGGTGACGTGCGGCCACCGGGCCTCGTCGACCGTGCCCAGGTGGAGGCGCCAGCCGGCGATGTCGGTCAGCTGGGCATCGGTGGCGACGTTGAGTGTGACGCTCTCCTGGTAGCGGCCGACGCCGCTGGGCGGGGCGAGGACGGACAGGGTGCCGGTCGACTGCACGGCCCGGGCGGAGGAGCCGCCGGTGCGGGTGACGGTGACGTCGTTGCGGGTCGCCTGGTCATCGTCCACGGGCTCCAGCGGCGGGGCGACGTGGCCGGGGGTGGTGTAGGTGAGGGCGAGGGCCGCGGACTGGTTGTAGAGGGAGATCAGGTCGCGGTACCGCAGGCCGAGGATGGTGCGCTGGTCGATGAGGATGCCGCCGCCCGCCGCGGCGGCGCCGTCGAGGAGGCTCAGCAGGGCCTCGGGCCGCTGGGCGCCGACGTCCGGCTGGTCGGGAAGGCTGCCGGTGACGAGGGCCGGAATGCCCTCCTCCTGGCAGAGGCGGATGATCCTGGACCCCGCGTCCTCGCCCGCCCAGCCGAGGGCCGGGTTCGGTGTGAGGTCGACGTAGGTGGTCGTCTCGTGGTCGAAGACGGCGAGGTGGCCCATGTTCGCTGTGCCGAGGCCGCTGCCGAAGGTGGTGCTGATGCCGGTAACGGAGCCGACGGCGGCCGCGACCGTGCCGGACGTCCCGTAGGTGACGGCCACGGCCGGGTCGAGCGGCCGCCAGAACACCTCCCAGTCCGTGTTGATACCGCTGTTGACGGCGTGCAGCTTGATGGCCACCCAGGCGCCGTGGAAGCCGGGGTTGCTGGCGTGGGCGAGGGTCTGGCTGACGAGCGCGGTGCCGGTGCTGCTGGTGCCGGTGAGGGTGAAGTTGGTGGCGTCGTCGGCGATCGTCCACCGGGCGACGGTGCCGGTGGTGAGGATGCTCAGCAGCTGCTGCTGGGATCCGGCAGCTGGGGCGGTGTCGACGCGGACGACAACGTCGACCTCCCACTCGAGGGTGGAGGGGCTCGACACCGGCACCGTGCCGGTCATCGTCCCGGACACGGCGGGCAGCGACGAGCTCCCGGCGAGGTCGTCGCGGGAGGCCCAGTCGAACAGCGGGCCGTCGAGGGCGGCCACGCCCGGGACGGCACTGGCGGCGCTGGTCGCGTCGTCGCCGTCCTCCATCGGCCAGTAGGCGATCGGCCTCTCGGCGTCCGCGGCGCGGCGGAGGGCGGAGTTGAGCGGGGAGGCTCCCTGGCCGAGCCGGCGCGTGATGCCGGACGCCTCGATGGGCACGTACACGTCCTTGCCGGACACGTCCCACCGGGCGGGCCAGGACGACACCTCGCCGGTGAAGCGGACGAGCCGGTTGCTGATCCGGGCGGTGCCGGCCAGCCCCCAGGTGCGGCCGGCCGAGTCGACGAACGACGTGGCGCCAGAGGTCTGTACGGTCCAGTCCGGGTTGGCGACGATGGCGCCGCCGATGCCGCTGCGGAGCTGGAAGGCGTGGACGTGGCCGAGGGAGCCGACGGCGCCGCTGATGGTGCCGGCGGTGACGTCGCCGACCTCCAGGGCCGCAGTGCTGGCGAAGATGGAGGTGACGCCGACGCCGACGACGGTAGAGCCGAGCTGGGTCCACGTCCCGGAGATGCTGGTGGAGGTGTAGAAGGTGATGGTGTACCCGCCGGCCCCGTTGTCGACGTCGACGGTGACCCGGACGGCGAGCCGCCCGGACGGGGGGGCGGGCAGCTGGGCGGTGGAGGCGGCCACCGCGGCGCCGATGCCGGTGGTCGACCAGGCGATGCCGAGGTTGCCGGAGGTGCTGACGTACAGGAACCAGGACCGCTGGCCGCTGACACCGTACTTGCCGCCGAGGATGACGGCGTCGCCGCAGAGCCAGTTCTCCAGGGTGGCGTCGAGGCGGATGTCGATGTCGCCGGTGATGTCGAGGGCGGCCACGTCGGGGGTGGTGCCGAGGTCGTTGTCGGCCTGCAGGTCGAGGTAGCTGTTGCCGTACGGCACGGACACCCGCAGGGGGGTGTTGCGGCCGATCTGCCCGTAGTAGGCGCCGGTGGGGTTGCGCGGGCTGTACTTGCCGGCCCGGTTGTTGAGGGTGAGGGCGCACTTGGCGGGGTCGGGCCGGGCCGCCTCGTCGGCCCGGCCGCGGCTAATGGTGATGGGGTTCCGCAGGTAGACGTCGGAGGTGATGTCCGTCCACACGCCGCCGAGCTGCAGCTCGACGTCGACGTCGAGGGGGGTCTGCGGGAACGCCATCGGTGCCTCCTCAGGTGCCGAATGCGAGCTGGACGTTGCCGCGGCCGCGGACGCGGACCATGCGGCGGATGAGCCGGGCGAGGTCGTCGTCGCCGCCGATGATTTCGACGGTGACGAATCCGCCGCCGCCCGCGCGGGACAGCGGGGTAACGGTGGCGCCGGCGCCCAGCGACAGGAACTCGGGGCCGTTCTCGCCGACCAGGACGGTTCCCGCACCGGTGATGTGGCCGCCCTTGGCGAGTGCCGGGACCTTCGGGATGTGGAAGCTCATGCCGCCGAAGCCGGGCACCCAGTCCGGGACGGTGAAGCCGATCCGGCCGACGGTGTTGTTCCAGGCCCAGGCGACGGCGTTGAATCCCCATTTGAACGGTGCGGCGATGGCGGAGCCGACACCGGAGAAGGCGTCGCCGATGCCCTTGGCGACCCGCTTGATCCAGTCCCAGACGGACGAGGCGCCGTTCTTGATGCTGTCCCAGTGGCTCATGACGACGCGCACCGCGATGCCGATCGGCCCGGTCAGGATCGTCAGCAGCAACTTCCAGTTGTTGCTGATCCAGTCCCAGACGAACTTGATCGCGGTCCACACGGCACTGAATGCCGCGGTGCAGATCGCCCGGAAGGTGTCGCTTCGCTGGTAGAGCAGCACGAACCCGGCGATGAGCGCGGCCACGCCGATGATGATCAGCCCGATGGGGTTCGCGGACATCGCGGCGTTCCACAGCCACTGGGCCGCGGTGGACGCCATCTGCACGCCCTTCCAGACCTGCTGGGCCGCTGTCCACGCCATCGTGGCGCCCTGGACCAGGAGGATCGCACCGGCGATCACGCCGAGGGTGATGCCGAGCGGCTCCATGTACGTCTTGTTGTCCATGGCGAACTGGACGAACTTGCCGCCGATCTCGGCGAGCTTCATCTGGGCATCGCGCTTGAACTGCTCCAGGGCGGCGCTGGGGTTGTCGTGCACCGTCTTGGCCATCTGGTCCGCGGCGCCGCTTACCTGCCCGAGGGCAGACACTGCGCTGCTGGGGTCGAGGGCAAAGAGAGCCTTGCCGAGGTCCTCCGACTGCGTGCCGAACAGGGCGGTTGCGGCGGCGGCCTGGTCCACCGGGTTCTTCATGGCGCGCAGCTTGTCGAGGGTGAGGTCGAGGGCGGCGGCCGCGGTGGGCCCGCCCTTGCCGATGTCGGCGGCCATCTTCGTGGCGTTCAGGCCGATCGCCTTGAAGCCCTCGGCCGTCGTGGTCGACCCGTCGATCGCCCGGATCGAGAACTCCTTGATCGCGTCGGCGACCAGGTCGGCGTCGCGGGCGCCGGCCTTGAGCCCCTGGGAGAGCAGGCCGGTCGCCATCTGCCCGTCGATGCCGAACTTCCGGAACTGCGTGCCGTACTCGTTCATCGTGTCGAGCAGGTCGCCGGCCTTGTCGGCGCCAGTCTGGAAGCCGCGGGTGAGGATGTCCATTGCCTCGTCGGCGTTCTTCGCGAGGCCCGTCTTGATCATCTGGCCGACGGCCATGGACACGCCGCCGAGGTCCTGGTCGAAGGTGTCGGCCAAGGCCATGACCTTCGTGGTCACGCCTTCGAGGCCGCCCTGGGCCGCCGAGGTATCGCCGATCTGCTGGTAGATCCCGCGGATCGCCTCGTTCACGTCCGCGGTGCTCTCGCCCCAGGCGTCGGCGTAGACCTTCGAGGAGGTCCTGGCGAGCTCGGCGGCCTTCTCCGGGCCGACGCCGAGCTGGGCGGCGAGCTTGTCGGAGGCCGCACCCATGTCGAGGGAGTCGGCGACACCCTTGCCGAGCGCCCCAGCGACGGCCGCGGAGATGCCCGCGGCGGCGGTGGCGATCTTTTCCTTCATCTGGCCGAGGGCCGCCGTCGCCCGGTCGCGCGCAACCAGGTTGAAGACGAGCGAGGTGTCCGATGCCACGTCAGCTTCTCCCTGCCTCGTCGAGTTGCTTCTCGTAGGAGTCGAGCCAGGCCAGGAGGTAGTCCTCCTGCTCGACGGTCAGGAGGTCCCACTCCCAGGGGCGGATGCCCAGGAGGTGGGCGGCGTCGCCGAGTCGCCTTAGCCGGCGATCGGCAGCAGGGCTTTTCCCTCGTCGGGCTCCTCGAAGGCGTCCTCGATCTCGGCGTCGAGCTGGGCGAGAGACGCCTCCCGGTCGGCACCGGTGAGCTTCTCGGACACCTCGTCGCGCATCGCCCGCAGCTCGCCCTTGGAGAACTGCAGGGTGAGCTCGTCCCACGCGAAGTCGACGTCCTCCCACCGTGTCGGCGGGTGCTCGCGCTTGAGGTAGAGGAAGAGCAGGGCCCGGCGGCAGAGGCTGTTCCCCTCGACGACGTCCCGGGTGAACTGCGAGAAGTTCCGGCTGGTCAGCTTCTCCAGCTTCTCGCGCTCTGCCGACATGAGCTTCGTCGGCTGGTACTTCCACCGCTTGGGCTCCTCGGAGCCCTCCGGCTGGTACACGAGGTACATGCTGCCCCCTGTCAGGATCCGGCCCGGTCGCGGATGCGACGGGCCATGGCTTCCATGGCGTCGTTGACGGCCTGCCGGGCGCGCGGCGCCACAGGCTCCATCGCCCGGTCGAACCAGTCGACTTTGCCCATCTGGGTCCGCCACTGCCCCCGGCCCCACGACTGGGTCCGCCAGCCGGCCTGCTGCTGCAGGCGTTTCGCGGCGTTGGCGAACTTCCGCAGGCCAGGCGTCTTCTTGGCCTTGATCCGGGCGCCGGTCCAGCGCCCGCCCAGCTTCACCTCAGGAGCGATCTTCCGGGCGACACCGGTACGCAGACCGGGCGAGACGGTCTGGCTGGCGGACATCGCCATGACCGCCGACTTGGCGTCGGCGGCGGCCGGCTTGAGCGCGTCCCGCAGGTTCTTGGCGAGCTCCTTGCGCAGCTCCTTGCCGTCCTCCTCGGCGCGCAGGGCCCGGACCAGGGAGTCGAGCCCGTCGATGCTGACCTCGACGTCGACGGGCGGCTCGTCGGCCACCTCAGGAGGTGGCGCGGGTGACGGCGGCGGAGGTCGGGAAGGAGACGCCCACGGTGGCGTCGTCGCCGACGCTGCCCTGGATCGGGTTCCATTCCTTGATCAGGATGGAGCCGGTGTACTTCGGGTTGGAGGTGCCGACGGCGGCCTGGTCGAGGCGGACCTCGAAGGCGACCACGGTACCCAGCAGCGGCCACATGATGGAGTCGAGGGCGGCCGCAGCAACGTCCTGCTTGAACTCCAGGGCGAGCGTGCCGGACTTGATGCCGCCCAGCACCTCCTTCCAGCCGGCCGAGCCGTAAGTCGTGACGTCCTTCTCCTCCACCTCGACGCTCAGCTCGATCTTCGTGGCGTAGGAGGACAGGACGTTGGAGGCGATGGACAGGTAGGACGCGGTGAGGACCATCTTGGCCATGGCGGGCTCCTTAGGGGGCGATGCCGAGCGCGGCGACGAACGTGAACGACGGCGTGGTGCCGGAGATGGTCCAGGCGACCCGCCACCAGTTGTCGGTGATGGGCCCGGACGCGCGGATGATCTGGCCGCCGGCCGCGGTGGCCGCAGTGAAGGTGGCCTGGGTCGTCGGGGTGGTGAAGCCGGAGTTGTCGTCGGACTCCACGCGGACGGTGATGGACGGGGTGGTGCCGGATGCGGAGAGGACGTGCAGCGCGGCGTACAGGCGCCTGCCGGTGGCGACGGCGCCGAGCTGCACGCCGGTGCCGGTGCCGGTCGAGGAGCGGGCGGTACCGGGCGGGTGGGCGATCTGCCCGCGCGCGACGGGCCAGGAGCCGGCCGCCTTGCCAGACCATGGGGCGACGTCACCGACCGATGCGCCGAGGCCGTAGTCGCACCTCAGGGCGTTGGTGAAGTAGGCGAGGGAGCCAACCGTGGCCGCGGTCGGGACGACCGTCCACGGGCCGACGGTGCCAAGCGCGGACCACGAGTGGTCGTCGACCTTCGTGGCGTCACCCGCCTCCCACTGGCCCTCGGCCTGGATGGTGCTGGAGGCAATGCCGCCGAGCACCTCCTTGTAGCCGCCGGAGGCGTAGTTGGTGACGTCCTTCTCCTCGACCTCGCTCGACAGCTCGACCTTGTTGGAGGCGGACGTGAGGTCGACGCCCAGGGCGAAGAGCCGCACGTCGGTGAGGATGCTCTTGGCCATCACGTACTCCCGGGGCCGATGACGCGAACGGTGACCTCGGCACCCAGGTACTGGATGCCGGCGTGCTCGTAGAGGCGGTAGCCCTGCATGCGCTTCACCTGCAGGTCGTCGGCGAGGCCGCCGAGGGCCGCCTCGCCGGGCGCCCCGCGGGCCGCCTCCAGGGCCGCCTTCAGGCTCGACTCACCGGAGCCGGACAGCAGGGCATCGAGGATGGCCTGCCCGCGGCGGTCGCTCGCGCGGGAGACGAGGACGCGGCAGGTGATCGTGAAGTCGTCCTGGCCGCGCCCGAAGGCGGTGTCGTAGTCGATCTCCACGTCGGCGGGGAAGAATTGCGGAGGCGTCACGGCGTCCGGCATGTAGCCGGTGCACACGAGCTTCCCGGCGCTCGACGGCAGGACGACGACCCGGGCGGCGTCCGCGAGGGCGTCGCGGATGGGGGCGATCTGCACGGCGCCTCCTATCCGAAGCCGGGCACGATGAAGTGCTCGATGAGGGCCCACACGTCGGGGTCGCGCCTGCTGAGCCGGACGACGCCCCACTCGGCGCTGCCGGTGACGCCCTCGGGGGAGTCCTTGCGGCGGAACAGGCGGGCGGCCTGGATGACGCACGCCTGGGTGATCTCGTCGGGCACCGCCGGCCAGCCCCACTGGGCGGTGACCCGCACCCGGGCGAGGCCGCTGCCCCACGTGCCGGCGGTGAGCGTCAGGGCGGTGACGGGCCGGCCGCGAGTCAGAGCGTTGTCCGGGCCCGTCTCGTAGGAGGTCGTCGCCGCCCACGAGCCGCCGCTGCCGGTCTCGACGACCAGGCCGGTGGCCGACCCGATGTCGTCGACGAGGAGCCGCTCGCCGGAGTCGGTGCACACCGTGCGGCCGCCCGGCCGGTAGGTGCGGGCGGTGGCGGCGCCGTCGAGGTAGAAGCGGCGGCCGGTCGCCGTGTCGATGCCGCGGGATGCGGCGGCGAGCGCCCGGTTCAGCAGGTCGTCGCTGCTGGTGTCGTCGTCCTCGATGGTGAGGGCGCGCTTCAGCTCGGACAGGGTGGCGTACTCGTTGGCCACGGCCTACTCCTTGCTGGGTCGGCCCCGGCCGCGGCGCGTCTCGGGGGCGGGCGCCACAGCGCGCTCCTCGTCGGGCTCGGTGGACGCGGCACTAACCTGCTCGGCCAGGCCGCCGCGGCACAGGTCCTTGGCCTCGCCGTCGGGCAGGTCGATCTCGCCGCCCTTGGGCGGCCACTCGGCACCGTTGCGGGTGCCGGTCATGGTGACGAGCATGCGGATCTTCATGCGGTCCTCCTCGGGCCGGGGTGGGCGGCCGGGCGATGCCGGCCGCCCACCTGTTGGCGGATCAGGTGCCAGCGCCCACGAAGACCTTGACGGCGCCGGTCTGGTCGACGAGCAGGCCGTCCGCGCGCAGGATCGCGCGGAAGGTCGTGAGGTCGCTGTTGAAGGCGTAGTCGTCGGACCGCTCGAAGCGGATGCCGCCGGCCATGCGGACGAAGTACTGGCTGATGTCGCCGAAGATGACCGACTTGGCGGACAGCGCGACCGCGGCGACGTTCGGGTCGGAGTGGACCGGCTTGGCCAGCAGGGTGTCCGGGGTGCCTGCGGTCAGAGCCGGCTGCCACAGGTACTGGCCCTGGGAGTCCTTGAGCTTGCGGGCCTTGGCGATGGTGGCGTCCCGCATCATCCAGCCGCAGGACGGGCTGTTCCGGTACGGGGCGATGACCGAGTAGTGCAGGTCGATGAGGTCGTCGGCGGTGAACGCGCCGGTCACGCCGGTGCCGCCGGTCACGCCGGTGGACGCGGTCTGGACGATGCCGGACGGCTTGCTGGAGCCGTCGCCGGTGATCGCGTGGACGCCGAACGCGTTGCCCAGCGCCCGCCCGGCCTGCATCGCCAGGTAGCCCTCCAGGTCCACGCCGGTGTCGGCGAGGAGCTCGGACGACGCCTGGATGAGAACGGCGTACTTGTAGGCGCCGAGGGAGCGCTTGGCGAACGCCGGGTCGGACTCGGAGATCGGGTTGCCTTCGGTGGTGATCGCCGCGGTGGAGTGCGCGGTGGTCACCGGGACCTCGATGGTCTCGCCGGAGGCGGTGGTCAGGACGGTCGGGCCGGCCATCATCAGGCCGGACACCTCGATGAGGTGGGCCATCAGGCGGCGGTAGAACGACGTCGGGACGGTGTTGCCGCCCGCGGTCGCGGTGCCCTTGGTCAGGTCGCGGAAGTTGACGCCGCGCTCCATGGCGATCTCGTAGGAGCGGGTCTCGCCGTTGGCGAAGGCGCGCAGGGCGGTGTTGCCCTCCGCGGCCGGGCCGGACTGTCGCTGCTGCGGCTGGGCGAGCAGGGAGGCGAATGCCTTCTCGGCGTCGGCGGTGCGCTGCTCGGCCTCGACCATGTCCTTGACGCGCGCGTCGATGGCGTCGAGGTCGGCGTTGAGCCGCTGGTAGGTCTGCTCCTCCTCGGCGGTGAAGCCGCGCTTCTCGCCCTCGGCGGTGTCGAGGAGCTCCTTGGTCTGCTCCCACACGTTGAGGCGGCGCTCGTGGAGGCGCTTGATGAAGTCGGACACGTGCCCTCCTGGGCGTGACGACGGCGCCCGCGGCGACCTGCCGGGGCGTTGGGTGGTGAGGTGGGTGTCGCCCTGCCTCAGGGGGTGCGGCGCTGGTAGAGAGCGGCGCGTCGCTGCCGCACGGCCATCAGCGGGTGGGTGTCGCCCTGCCCGCGGGTGGCCAAGTCGATGACGGTGGGCGGCTTTGCGCCCAGGAATCGGCCGAGCTGGCCGCCCTCGGCTGCGGCCCGGACCTCGGCGAGGTCGGCGCCGGCCTTGTCGGCGAGGGAGCGCAGGCCGCTGGAGGTGTCGAGGTAGGCCGGGGTGTTGACCGGGGCGACGTCGACGAGCTGCCCGGACAGCAGGGTCCGGAGGGGGAAGTCCTGGTCGGTCATCGACCAGTCGTCCTCGAAGGTGTAGAAGGCGAAGCTGCTGCGGCTGACGTCGCCGCGCTGGACGAGCTCGTACACGTCGGCGCGGGCGGCCGGCAGGGTGGCGGTGTAGTCGAGGCCGGTGCCGTCCACGGCGAGCGCCAGCGTGCGGCCGGTGGTGGTGCCGAGCAGCATGTTGTCGTCGTGGTTGTAGCGGGCCATGACGTCGGGCCAGCCGTCGCCCTCAGACTTGGCGAAGAAGCCGGGGTCGATGCGCTCGACGAAGCCGCCGAGGTTCCTGCTGAGCTTGTTGAACTTGGCGGCGTAGCCGCCGACGCGCATTGGCGCGGTGCCGTCGCCGCCGTCCTCGGCGCGGACCTCGACGAGGCCGCGCGTGAACCGGCGCTCTGCCGTCTCCATGGGGCCCTCCTAGGCCGCGGGGGGCGCCGTCGGCGTCCCGTACGTCTCGCCGCCGGCCCCGGCAGGGAGCGGCGACAGGTTCTCGATGGCGCGGATCTCGTCGCGGTTGCGCCAGCCCTGGTCGAGGGCCATGCCGTGCGCGGTGTACCGCTCGATCAGCGAGGTGCGGATCATGGCGTCCACGTTGAAGCGGACGTACTCCTGGCCGGGCATCAGCTTGGAGAGGGTGTTCTCCAGGCGGACGAACCAGGGCCGCAGGGTCAGGGTGATCAGACTGTTGCTCTCCGCCTCGACGTTGGCGTACGTCATCGAGCCGCCGGAGTCGCCGCCCCCCATCGGGGGCGGGTCGGCGTATATAGCGGCGATCTGGGTGGCGT